AAGCAGTGGTATCAACGCAGAGTACTCGGCGGGCTCTACAACCACCTGCGCAACGGCATCGAACTGCCGGAGGCGCTGACCCATTCCTTCTTCAGCTTCGCCTCCATTCTCTCGACAACAGGATTTGCCAGCCAGGATTACACACTCTGGGGGCCGTTTGCGGTCGCCGCCGCCTTTTTCGCCACCTTCATGGGCGGCTGTTCCGGCTCGACCGCCGGCGGCATCAAGGCCTATCGCTTCGTCATCCTGTTCAACATCATCGTCACGGGCCTGAAGAAGCTGATCTATCCGAACGCCGTCTATTCCGTGCGGTATGGCAATCAGATCGTCGATGCGGATGCGCAGCGCGCCGTCTTCCTGTTCTTCAGCGCCTATATCTTCATCTGGGCGATCGGCTCCATGGCCATGGCGCTCGCCGGCTACGACTTCGCCACCGCCACCTCGTCGGTGATCACGGCGCTTTCGAATGTCGGCCCCGGCATCGGCCCGCTGATCGGCCCGGTCGGCAATTTCGCCATGATGAACGATCCGGAGCTCTATATCCTGTCGCTCGCCATGCTGCTCGGCCGCCTCGAAGTCCTGACCGTGCTGGTGCTGCTCGTGCCGATCTTCTGGCGCTCGTAGCGGTCAGCCTCCACGTGGTCCCGCGGAGCCTACGCGGCGCTTGACGCATCGTGCCGCTTCTTCCCACACTCCCCCCTACACAACGCGGGAGAATCACGTGCCACTAATAAACTGCCCCTGCCCCGCCCGAACCGTGACCGCCGCCCTTTTCGGTGCCTGGCTTGTCGCCTCGCCCGCTTCCGCCGGCCCGCTGCTCGATGCGGCGATCGAGGCGGAGCGGCTTGCGGCCCAGAACGATCCCCGCGGCGCCTTCGAGGCCATGCGTTCGGGGCTTGCCGCCTTCTCCCAGTCGCTTCCGCTCACCGTTCCCCGCGCGCTTTTTGTCACGGATGTGCCGAAGGCCTACCGTGCCTATACACCCAAGGCCGAAGCCGTCTTCCTCGCCGGTGAAAAGCTGATCACCTATGTCGAGGTGACGGGCCTCCAATGGCAAACGGCCGAAGGCAAACAACGGCAATCGCATTTCACCGTCGATCTGGAACTGACCGACGACGAGGGCAAGACGCTGGCATTGCAGAAGGAATTCGGCAACTTCACCTTCACCAGCCATTCGGATGCGGTGGAGGTCTATACCCACCTCACCCTCGACGTGGCGGGCGCTAAGCCCGGCGGCTATGTGCTGCGCTACACGATCAACGATGTCATCGCCGAGCGCTCGACGCCGTTCGAGCTGCCGTTCACGCTGAAAGAGAAGACGGGACAGCCCCCCTAGCAGGCTTGCTGCTCTGCCTGAAAACTTCTAAGCCCGCCCCAAATTCGGGGAATGGGAATAGATGGGGCGCAGTAAACTCGCAGGTCTGGTTGTGGCCTGCCTGATCTTCGGCGTGGTAAATGCAGTTGCATCAAGCCGGGAATACACATGGGATGGGTTGCTTTCCGTCTTCAGTCTTCTGTCTTTATGGCAACTGACGTTGCTCGGTATATCTGGGCGCCCCCTTGGCACATCGCTCGTCATCACCGGGCTTCTAGTCGGGATCGACCAGGCCGACCGCTTCAAGTTTGCCGAACTCCGCCAGCATCTTCATCAGCATGATCTCGACATCATCCTGCAATTCATACAGGACCTCGAATTCGGCATCTTCTTTACCTATTCGGCGGCGGCCTCCACCGCGGCCGGCTTCCTTGTAGTGCTTATGCTGTCGAGCGGTGTTTCCTGGCGTTTGGAGCGTCCTGCCGCTCCGGTTCGCATCAGGGCTTTCGTCGGGGTGACGCTTTTGTGCCTTTCGATCGCAGCAACTGAGATCTTCATGTCGAGCGGCTACATGGATGCGATAAGGCGCCAGATGCCCGCTCGTGTCACCGCAGACCGCGGCCCTTTGCGGGTCTCGGCTATGGTCGCCGGGCTTTCTGCAAGTATCAGCTTGACCCACACTCTCTCGGCCGATGCGGCGAATTGGCCGCCAGCGCCCATCGGTCCGGCTGCTAGATCTTGCGGGAACTGCCCTGACATTATCATCGTCCATCTCGAATCGGTTTTCGACCCGCAGTTCGAAGCGGCTTTCGCTGACATGCCGCCGCTTGCCAAGGTGATAGCATCGCCGCTTGAGAGCTGGAGCACGCAGATGCAGGTCCACACCTGGGGAGGCAACAGCGTCGTGACGGAATTCGAACTTCTCTGCTCCGTCAATCATCAGCTATTCGGCTGGGGAGGCCTTCAGCCGCACGTCAATGTCGCCCCTCATTTCAAAAGCTGCCTCGGCAACGACCTCAAATCTCTAGGATACGAAAATCATGTGTTCTATTCCCTGAACGGAGATTTCTCGGGCGTGAGGACCGCCTTCCGCAGATACGGGTTCGACGACTTCCGTGACTTTTCTTCACTCGAGCTTCCCGACAAATGGGAAGAACTGCACGATCTCCTGATCTACAGGAAACTTCTCGAAGCGCTTAAAAGCCCAAGAACCGGGCCCCGCGCCTATTTCGTCTCCACCAATTGGAATCATGGCCCGCATGGTCTCAGCCGCCTATCCGTAAGGTATCCGGGTCCCTACGACCTTGCGAAGGCCGACCGTCCAGCTCTTGCTGATTACGTGAACCGGCTGAACGACAGCGTGACAGCGCTGACAGCCGTCCTCAACTTCGCCCGTTCCGCCCCCTATCCAATCACTATCCTTGCCTATGGTGATCACCATCCCGCCTTTGCGAAGCACTACGCTCAGAGAGTGCTGGAAACGATCGATGAGCCGGATTTCATCACACCATTGCTGATGTGGAGGAATTTCGAAGGCCCTTCGGTCAAGCCCAAAGTGCGAGTGACGGTGGAAGAGGCGGCCTCTCTTCTGACGAAGTTCGCAGGCGTGAAACCCAGCGGGAGGCTGAAGCAGATCGAAAAGGTGCAAGCGCGATGCGGTGGCGATCAGCGTCTCTGCTCAATGCAGGCGCAGAGCTTCCTGCGATCGGTAAACCTGAGCCGCTAGCTCAGCGCTGACGGCGCGCAACGATGACACTGGCCGGGCTCGTCGAAGTCAGGATCATCAGGTTCAACTTTCCGCCAACCGTCAGACGGTAGGCATCGCCAGAACCGTTCACGACGAATTTCCCGCATTTCAGTCCGCAAAACCCGCTGCCGATCATGCCATCGAGACCAAGGCGGCCCAGTTGCACGTAACCCTCGCGATCGATTCTCAACTCGGTGCCTTGCACGATGTTAGAGCGCGCCAGATTGTCTTTCTCACTCCAGACCTGTTCAACGACCCAACGGCCCGAAAGCTCATCGACCATACGCGATGAGAAATGCCAGACACACAGCAGAAAGACCACACCGGCCAAGACGATGGCCGATAAGAAGGCTCGATCCGTCAACCGCATGGCATCTCCTCTTCAGCCCTCCATTCGGAACACCAGCACGCAAAATCTCAAGCATCGATATCTATCACCGTACACGAGCGAAAGTCCGGATAAGACACTCAGCTGCGCGCGCCACGCGCAACACTGGTGCGGACGGCGGGGATCGAACCCGCATGACCTGAGGCCGAGAGATTTTAAGTCTCTTGCGTCTACCAGTTTCGCCACGTCCGCATGCCAGCGTTCTCAATGGTTTGGCGGAGAAAATCAAGGCCATGTTTTGCAGGTTCACTCTTGTGTTTTGCAAATCGGGTTCGCAAGACGTTCTCATGAGAACACGACAGACAATTCGCTCCGCCCTATTCGCCGCGCTGCTTTCCGCCTTGGCGGCCACCCACGCCCCGGCTGCTGCCATGCGCGTCATTGATGGCGACACGATCGAGGTCAACGGCGAGACCATCCGCATACTAAACATCGACACCCCCGAGATCCGCCATGCCCAGTGCGATGCAGAACGTAGGCTTGGTCAAATTGCTAAGCAGCGTGTTGCGAACCTCCTTGCGGCCGGAACAATCAATATTCTCCGGGGCGATAGGGGCAGGCTGAAAGACAAATACGGAAGAACCTTGGCAGTGGTCGGCATCGATGGCGTCGATCTCGGCGAGCTATTGATCGCCGAGGGACTTGCACGCCCATGGACAGGCAAACGCCGCCCGTGGTGTGACTGACCTTCCCTCTTCAGGATGAATATAGCAACTCACCCACAATTTTCGCGGACGTCGAGGTTACGAGCATCCGGATTAGAAACTCGAAATCATGTGAAATGATCAGGCTCGGGAAGAGTTCGTCGCGGAGAACCTCAAATTTGGGCAGCAGCTTTGCTACTTCCGGGTTTGAAAAATCCAGCCGCCATTGATGCGCACAAACGTTTCTCACGTCTCGAAGTATATGCAGATGCCGAGCAGTATCGGCGTTTATCAGTTCACAAGCCTCTGCAACCTCAATAACGTCATAGAAGCCCGTTCCGTACTTTTTCCCATCAGGTTTTCTAAAGTCACTAAACTTCTTCCCGCGCTCCGCCAGATAAGCGGGCAACTTCTCTCTCAGCGCGATTTCAACCATGGCAGTCCAGACGAGACACATACCGCGGCTGGTCCCCCTCGCATTTTCGGCATTCGCCTCGCGAAGAAATTCATCAGCGTCGGGCCAGAACTTAGCAAGACCTCCACCAGCATCATCTTCAAGCCGTTCCGGCGTCTCCACTGCCAAGGCAGTGGCTATGGGTCCGTGCACACCGGAAACAAGATCTTCGTACAGTTGTCGGCCATGAGGCTCAGGGTCATTCAAGGAAGCCGAGAAGGGCAACCAGCCGTTCCAGTGCGCTGCAATAACTTCACAGTAGATACTGGTCGCATTCTCCCACCTTGGATTCCGTACACCGAGAATCTTTATGTCCACTAGCACTCAGCCTCCAAGAGTATAGATAGTAGCCTTAGCGTGTAGCCTGTCATTTTTCAATCGAAGAGCGAATACCTTGCCACGATGATCTCGCGACCCATATCTTCGCTCATGCCCATCACCCCGCCACCACGCCCGCCCGAACACCCGGATCGTTTCCTGGACGCACAGGAGGCCTTGGAGGCGGCCGTGCTCCAGATCATCGAGAATGCCGTAGCGGCTGGATGGGGAGAGATTGAAGCGCTGGAGGCGGCCATCAGCATTGCGGAAAATCGCATGCTGGCGATCGGCGAGAACGACCGCATGCTGGCAAAGATCCGGGAGCAATTCCGGCGATGACCCGCCAGATCCCCCTGCCCGACAGCAATCATTCGAGGCTCTGCGACTATCCCTATCCGACGGTTGAGGTCGCCTGCAGCAAATGCGGACGCGTCGGCCGCTACGGCATCAAGGGCCTGATCGAGCGGCACGGCCCGGACTTCACCTTCATGCAGCTGCGCAAGGCCTTCGAATCGACCTGCGAAAAATCGAACGATGTCACGCGGCTCAATGAGGTCTGCGGCGTCGGCTTTCCCGACTTGATCAGGTGGAAGCTCGGGCGCGAACCTGGCACCTGAAGTCCACCTAGAGCGAATTCGAAATCACACGAAAAATTTGGGAAACGACCTTGTCTGCGCCAGCTCGTGAAAGGTGGTCATCATCGGAGTACCAGACAGACCGGACGTCGTGCGTTTTACAGCGCATGGAAACCTCGCTGCAAAAAACATGCTCCGGGTAGACCCGGTGAACGTTCGGCAAGGCACCGATCGCGTCATATGCGTCATACGCCACGGCACTACGGCGCCGGAAAACCTCCAGCGAGGTGGTCACGCCTTGGCGAGCCAGCCATTCCTCTGCCAATTTCGGAGTTTTAGGGGTGAGACGGTTGAGCGCGCGCGGCACGCTCCATCCAACCTCAGGAACAGGATAGACCACAATCAACTCGTGGCCCATCTCTATGATGGATTGAAGCGTCTCCGTCACGGCCTGTGGCACAGTCGCCCCGTCCGAGTTTTTGACGGCAAGCTTCAAAGCTGTTCCGGCCTCGACACCGCCTTCTTCGTTGTTGAATCTTTCCGCTGACAGCCAAAGAGGCATACGGGCCGCATAGACGACAACACTGGGCGGCGCCGCTTCCAATGCCTTTCTGACCTCGATGTTGCGCGCGGCGCACTGTTCGCCTTCATAATTGTAGACCGCATAATCGACATCGAAGATGACCGGGCAGCCACCCCAGGTCCACGTCGTCAGGCGGCTGGCCTTTTGCTTCAGGCCATCGAGGAGAGCAGGCCCCAAGACGCTTGCATGGCTGTCACCGACGAGCATCCACGGGCGTCCCGCTCCAGAAAGATCGAACTGACAGGAAAAACTCGCAAGTTCGGTGTGGCACGGCTGTCCACCCTGCTTGAGGATCTTCCACTCTTGGACAGGCTGGTAGCGGACGGATTCAGGATACCGCATTGGAAGGCCATCCTTGGCGAAATAGGCCCCGCAGACGATCATCAGCCCAAGACCGCAGCCGGAAGCCGACCAGAGGACCCGGCTTGGTACCTTTGCCTTGCTCCTGAAGGGTGTCTCCACAAACTTCCAGCTGGCCCATGCCAGAGCCCCGGATAGAAATACCAGCAGGATTTTCAGAAACGACGACAATTCGTCGACATTTGCGTTTCGCGCGAGAGCAAACACCGGCTGATGCCAGAGATAGAACGAATAGGAAATCAACCCCAACCCAACAACAGGCCGAGCAGAGAGCAGCCCGTACGCCCGGCCGCCCTTCCCGTCTGCCCAGATCATGGCCATGACGGCGATCACGACGGGCACGGTTTCAAATCCCGGATGCCGGTCAAGCGTTATCAGCGGAAAGCAGACATACGCGACAAGGACGGCCAGGGCTGCGATCATCAGGAGCCGGGCAGAAAGTCCTCCGACGCGGCGCACACCCCGGATCTCCAGCCATGCGAGCACAGTCCCCGCGAGAAGCTCCCACAGACGGCTTGGCAGAAGATAGAAAGATGCGGATGGCGCTCGATAAGTCAGATATTCCGCAACAAGGATCGAGAGGCCGAGCGCAATCAGCAGCGCCGCAGTAAGCACTCTGCGACCGAGAGCGAAAGCCAGGAGCACGGCGGCAGGGAAGAAGAGGTAGAACTGCTCTTCGATTGCCAGGCTCCAGGTATGAAGCAGAGGCTTGAGCGAACTGGCCTCCGATGCATACCCATCCTCCAGCCAGAACTGGAAGTTGGAAACAAAGGTGAGCGATGAGATGATGCTCAAGCCGAAACTTCGAAACTGTTCGATCGTCAGCAGTGACCACGCAAACGGGATTGTCGCCCCGATGACCAACAACAACGCGGGAGCTATCCGCCGAACCCGTCGCTCGTAAAAGTCCCTGAAGCTGAACCGTCCGGCAGACACGTCGCCGATGACGATCCTGCCGATCAGGTAGCCCGATATTACAAAGAAAACATCAACGCCCAGAAAACCGCCGGGCAGGAAACTATATCCAAACAGGCTCAGTTCAGCATGGTAGATGACGACCGAGATGACCGCTATAGCGCGTAGGCCATCAATTTCCGGCCGATAGGCTGAAGTCGCCAAAGAAGTGCCCCTGGAATCCCCGTCGTCAAGCAACTGCGCACCCTGGTCGAGGGTAGCTGTGTGGGTCACTACCGGAAACTGTCTCCTCCCGCAATCCACCAAGCTGATGCCACCTGCATGCGTTAGCATATCTGCCTGACTTCTTGACTTCCCACACTCTTTCTTTCGCCCGTCACCGTGTTGCGGATCTCCCATGTCACGACATAGCCCCGCTCGTCCTTCTCGCGAAGACAGGGCACCGCCACCTGGGACAGGGCCGGCGGTTCTGCCGGACGATCATCGATGTCAGGCGGCAGATCTGCGAGCGCAATCGATGGGACAACTGCCAGAATGAGAGCGATCTTGTTCATGGAACCTTCCCGATCAACCACTTGAGCATGCTGACGATGCTTGTCCAGCTGGCATAGACCCAGCCTGCAGCCGCGAGAATGATCCAGCCGAACCGCAGAAGCCTTTGCCCGAGCCATCCGGCGCCCTCGGCTCGTCTCTTGAGATCCTGATACTCGCTCAGCGTCACGGCCTGGCCGTTGACGCTTTCTTCCAGGCTACCAAATCGATGCGTGAGGACGGCGAGGTCCCGGCCCTGCTCGTTCAGCTTTTCCCAGAGATCATGCCCGCGTTTCGAACCATCCGCTGCGATCGTATCGAGACGTCCGTTCATCATCTCGAGTTGCCTCATGATGAGGTCAGTGCCATCCATACTATCGCTCCTGCAGGGCTTCGATCGTCATGCGCTGCGCCGTCGACAGCATCACGCAGGCATCCAGCCTGTCGCGGTCTTCAGCCCAGAGTTCCCATTGCGTCACCAGTGGCGCGCGCTCTGGAATCTGCGTCTTGCCTTCCGGCTTGGCCAGAACAGCCGCCGGGACAACCGGCTTCTGATCCGGCACCAGTGCTTGAACTGCACGGAATTCATTCAAGCTCCTTCCGCACCCAGTCAGGAAGAGCGTACTGGCTGCAATCGCAACCAGGCACGGGATCAGCCTTGTCATCAGTCTTCCGCTCCTCGTATGCGCGGCGGATCGCGTCAGCTCGCCGTCGCTCATTCGCCCTCTGGTCCTGCAGCGCCCGGTCAGCAGCCGTAATCTTTGCCTGCGCTTCCGCCAGTCGTTGCGCCTTTTCAACCTCCGCCCGGTTGCGCGCCTCCTGCCAGGCCAGCCGCTCGGCCTGCACACCATGGGCCACGCCAGCCCGCCGCACGGCAGGGTCGTCGATGAGCCGGTCGTATAGCGAATAGCCCGCAGAACCTGCGGCAATCCCGGCGGCAAAGACGGCCGCCATGATGATCTGGGAAAACGGGTTCATCACAGCCGCTCTTCGACGGCCAGCCAGCCCTTGAAATGGATTTCCGGCTCACCGCCGGAAAGCGTCACCGCCAGCTGGTGGTAATATTGCCCCGGAACAAGCGCTTTCGTTTCAAGCGCCGTCAGCGCCAGCGCGGCGATTGTCTTCCCTGACACGGTCGACGGGGTGATGCCGGCACGCTCGATCAGCACGGGCCCAGCCTGGCTGGCGGCAATCTTCCAAGTCGCCGTCGTTCCGGACACCACCTGCGCCGTGCCGTCCGCCTTCTCCAGGCTGAACCCCAGCTTGAAGCCATAGCCTCGGTTTATGACCTTGGGATCCACGCCTGCCTCCTAAAATGCGTCACGCGCCACCAGGCGCAGCGGCCCGCTCGCTCGCGCCATGTATCTCGGCGGATCTGCCGCCCGCGCGATACAGCACAGCAGAAACGAACGAGCTTGAATTTTCTGTTGCTCCGGCGCGCGCACCACCTGGTGCAGCGGCGCCGGCGCTCTCACGACGATGCGCAGGGCGTTTGCCTCCGCACTGGCCACAACCGCGCTGTCCAGCGCCGAAGCAGCCTCGACTATGGCGGCGTCGACAACTCGCGTTGCCATCGCCGCATCACTGGCGTCGGCAGCCTCGATGCTGGTGCCCGCTGCCTGCAGCGATGCACTGCCGGCACCACCAGCTTCAGCCGCCTCGCTGCCGCCAGTCGCACTTGCCTTGGCCGCCTGCCCCTGGTCTGTCGCTGCAGCGGGCTCTGCAAGCACAGACACCGTGCTGCGGCTCGCGAGACTGGCATCCGTCGCCGTCACCCCATCGGAACCTGTGGCGGAGGTCGCAACTGCCCGACTTGTACTATCCGTGGCGCTGGCCACCTCGGCAGAAACCGCCGTCGTCGTGCGAGCGCTGGAAGTTATCTCGCCCGCCGTCCCCGCCTCGCTGAGGCTCGTGCTGAGGACGACCGTTCGCGTCGAAACGTCGACAGCCACAGCCGCATCGGTTGAACTGGCAGCAAGCGTCGCCGCGGCTGCGCTCGTCTCGGTAGCATTCGCCGTTGCGCTTGCGGTCCCTGTCGGGCTCGTGCTCGGCACCGATGTGTCAGCGGCGCTCACCGACTCCGCAACAGAGGCCGAAAGCGCAAGCCCGCTCACCTGGACGTTGCCGGCGCTCGCAGCCTCGCTCAGCCCGACCGATGTCGAAACCGCCCCGGCAAATAGATCCGAAGCACTTGCAGCCTCGCTCGCTGTCACAACGCCGGTCAGCGCTGCCGTCTGGGAATGCCCCGCTGCTGCGGCCTCGGCAATCGCACCGTTGGCCGTCAGGGTCTGTGATGCACTCTCGGCCGCAGCCCCTGCTTCACTGGCGGCTTCATTGTAGGTCGTGCCGCCGCCAGCCAAAGGCAGCAATTCGACCACGGCAGTGCGATAGCCGGAAGCCACGACCGCAACTGTAACGCCGCCGAGAGCAACAGACCCGGCTGCGACGCCAAATCGCTCGAAGCAGCCCATCTCGTCCGTCGAGTCAGAAACAGTGGTAACAAGCGAGAAGCCGGAGGGTGGCGTCTCGATGGTGACGCTGTTGGAACGATTGCCACCAAAGGCAACCAGGCAGTTGCCACCGGTCGTATCCTGCACCGTAATGGTGCCATACTGCATCGCATTCGATGACCCGCCGGTCTGCACGGTGCCGCCGGGCGCCGTCAGGTCGACCCCACGGTAAACAACCGCGATCAAGCTCGTGGCATTGGTCCACGTGCCCACAGTCTCGGATCCGGTCGCCACCTCGAGCGCCGCCAACACCATGGAATTGGTGTTGGAGCCACCTGTGGTGATGACGCCGCCGGAAAAGGCAGAGGGAACGGTCGGTGCCGTGGCGCTGCCGTCGCGATAGGCGGCAACGACGATCAGGTCACCGATTGCCAGCGTCGGAAGCGACGCCGTCGTCGTGCCTGTGTTCTGCCCTACCCGCGTGATCGCCATCGGTTAATCCGCCGTCTCGATTACAGCGAGCCGGTCCAGGTGACGTTCAGCGTGTCGCCGCTACCCACAGCCTTGTTGCCGCCGGTAAATGCGCCGACCGAATAGAGCACGCCCGTCGTGCCAGCCTTGGTGGAGTTGGAAATCAGGAACACGCCGGCAATGGTCTGCCCATTCGCGTTGATGCTGAATGCCGTCCCCGTCGTCGCCTTGGCGCCGGACGCCGCCGCATTGAAGGTCGGCGCCGGGCGGGTCGCGTTCGAATAGGCCGTGTTTTCCGTCCAGCCTGCATGGCTGGCGGCGGTGTCTGCCGCCGCATAGGTCGGCGTCGTGGCACCGTCGACGAGACCGAGAAACCAGGCGGCGGTATAGGCAGAGCCTGAAAGATACTTGTCAAGCGCGTCGTTCTTGCCGGCAGTGGTTACGAGGTTCTCGATCTCCTCACGCCACTTGACCTCGCCGTCAGCGCCGATGCACTCGACGACGTAGCGGCCATGCGCTTCAGCCTGCTCCATGAGCCCGCCCCCGCGCAGAACGCTGGCATCGGCCGCCGTGAGCGCAGTGGAAATAGCATCGGTCATCACAGTCTCCTGTTCTCTGTCTGGTAACTCGATTTTTCATGTGAACGGCGAAGGCGGCAGGGCAAACCTTACGGCTGCAGGTGGGGCCCGGGCGCATCGGTTATGCCGGGCGCGCTCAAGCTATTGCCAATGTTCGGATTCTGCGGCGCATAGGGAAGCCCGGTGCCCGTCCGCCAGATCGCCGCGACGTCCTGCACGGTGGCAAAGCCCGTATAGCCGAGCACCAGAACCGCAATCAGGATCATCCAGCCATCGGCTAATCGCTCATTCACCCTCGTGTCCGGGGCGTCAATCAGAAGCCTCAGCTGCCAGCAGGCATATATCACCACCGGAAAGATGATCGCCCGTCGCCAGGTCCAGCCCGGCTCACCGGTTGCCTTCTTCATCGGGCAACCTCGATCGCCTTCAGGAAACGCTGGGCGAGATCCGCAATTTGAGCTGCGCGATCAGTCCCGTTGATGATGCGGCGCGCGTTGATCCAGTCAGCCTTCGGGCCACTGAAATAGTCTGACAGCTTGCGACCAGTGAAAACGCCGCTCTTCATTCCCTCGAAGAGGATCTTTACGGCAGTAGGAAGTTCGAGCGCCTTTTCCGGATTTGCCTCGATACCGAACTTCCGGTAGTTGGCACGCCCGGTGATCTGCACGAAGCCCCGGCCGCGATAGAGGAAACCGTCGCCATCAGCCTCGGGCGTGTTGCCAAGCTCTTTCGCGAGCCTTCCCGTGTCATACTTGTCGAAGTACTTCCGGCCGCCGTATTCGGTGATCGGCTGCATTGTGCCGGCCGTTTCATGCATGGTTGTCGCCAGCATGTACGCAAGCCAGCGATGGTCGGTGAGCCCCTGCACCGTCCATTCATCCAGGATGGCGTCCATCCCGGCAACCTGACTTGCCGAGAGCTTGCCGCCAAACAGCGACGAGCGCACGGCAGAGAAGAACGCTGCGCGGTTCGCAATCATGACGATGTCCTTGATGTTCAATTTTGAGGGGACTTGGAGCCTAAAGATCTGAAGCTCGCCGCCAGAGATCATCGATCTCTTCAGACGACAGGCCGTACATTGAGCCAAAGGCGTTCGTCAGCGGATGGTCGCGGCGGAACATTGTCGCCCCCTCCAACAGCATCCTGGCTCCGAAGCGCTCCGCTTCCGGCAAGGAGGCAATGAACACATCAAACGCAGCCGGGGCGTCTCCCGTCTTGACTGCGGCCAGCGCTTCGGCTTCGCTGATAAGCCCGTCCAGGGCAAGAACGTGGAAGAACTGCCGGTCCGATATTTCCGCCGGGGTCTCCAGCTCGATCTCGGGTTCCACATAGTCAGCGACATAACCCAGCAGGGCTGCGGCATAGAGATCGCGGCCCAGCGGCTCCGGATCGTCAGGCCGCGCCGTGAATGGCGCCCACCCGAAAACCGGATGGTCAATTTCCATGTCGATCTGCTGGCCGTCAGCAGATGAATAGACTGCGTTTCGAAAATCCATCAGGACACCCTCAGCCAGTTGCCTGTGTTTGCAGCAGCGCCGGTCGCACTTGGGATCGTTCCGGCAAGCGACCACATCCCGGTCAGAGCAGCGCCGGTTCCGGACCCGTCCGCATTTGTCGGGACGAGGTTGCTGCCCGCCACCAGGGCACCGAGCGCGCGAGCCGTCGATGTAACGCTCTGCCGTGCCTGAACATAGGTTCCGACAGCCCCCGGAGTTGTCGCCGCGATGGTCGGCAACACATCGGCGGACGTGATCACCGTTCCGCTTGGCAGCGTCACGTTCCCATCCGGAAGATTGAGCACGCGATCAGCGGTAAGAGCGCTGACATTGAATGTGAGTGCCCTTGGCGTCCCTGCAGCATTGAACAGCTTGAATGTCGCCGCCGCGAACTGAGCATTGGCGATGGTCCTTGCCGTGGTGAAAACGCTGGAGATCAGTTGCGCCAGCGTTGTCTTTTTCAGCGCATTTGAATCGGCGCTGTCGGACACTCCGATAAGGTCTGCATCGACGAGACTGGACTTGCTTGCCGCCCCGAGAATCGTCAGCCCTATGTTCTGGGCGGCCGTAAGTACCCTTGCGACCGACAGGAGACCCGTCACTCCACCGCGCGACGCCGGTATGAGATCCCCTGCTTCGGCAGCACCGCCAGGCAATGGGTCCAGGCCGCTGATAAGTCTTTCTTCTTCCATCGGATACGCCCCTTAAGCCCAGGCCGAAACCTGCAGGTTGGTCCCTGCGACATCGGCAAAATCGAGCATCGCCGTGCCGGCGATTGCGTAGCGGGACACCGTCCGGGTGAACTGCTCGTCATTGTCGCTGATGGGCGCAACCTGGCTGCGGTAAGTCCAGGTGATCAGCGGAACCTTCGGAGTACGAGCCCAGTTGAAGGAGGCCGTGAATGCTGCCGTCATTCCATTCGCAGGCGTCGAACCGTAGGAAAGTGTCACGTCGCGGCGATCCATGAGGCGGTCGAGGTTCACCAGCGGCGTGATCGTCGCCACGTTGGACGGACTGGTCACGACCTTGTGGCTGATCATGTCGTCATAACCAGTATCGAAGCTGGCGTCGGTCTCGGCCAGGGCGGACGGGTTGTATGAGCTGTCGGAAACATCCACCAGCGACCAGCCGGGCGTGCCAGTGAACCTGTAGCGCAGGTGATAGGTCTTGTTGGCAACAGTGACAAAATCCTGCTGCAGGGTGGTGATCGGAAACACGCCGCGATGCTTGATCACGATACCGGCAGGGATGCGCACGGTTCCAGTGGACGGCACGGAAAGGTTGAACGCCCCGTCGCTGGTGACGATCTCGGGATAGAAGAGCAGGCGCGCCCGCAGGAGATCGAGCAGATCGTTCAGCGGGTTCTCTCCGCCGGCCGTCGCCAGAGCAATCTTCGCATCGATAGCCGCATTGAGCTGCGTCGGGTCTGTGCGGTCTGGCACCAGACCGGCGGCCAGGAGCACCGTCTTGATTTCCCGCTGCGGCATCTCGATCGCCAGCGCCGGAACACGCGATCCAGGCTCTCCGGCCGCGCTGTTCCTGTCCTTGTAGGGCGCGTTCGGGTCTCCCTCGCCATAGGGCTGGACATAGTCGCTCATGATTTCCTCGCTTGGTTGTCAGATCCGGAACATCAGCCGGTTGCCATATTCGTCGACCATGAAGGCCGGTTCTTCGGTGACCCAGTAAGCCAGGTTGATCCACGCTTCGGGGACAGCCACCACCCAGCCCGGCAGTTCCTGCCGCAGAAAGCACAACACGTCGGAAGACCCGACGACGTCGTACAGCCGGTCGGCGCCGCATTCGGAGATGCCAGCCTCGAAAAAGCTTTCGGCGCTGCCCCTGACGCGCACTGTGATGAAGGCCTCTTCCGCCGCAGCCCCGGCCTCGTGATAGCCACCACACTCGGAAAACCCGCATCCGAAGATGTTCGGCTCTTCGATCTCGATCTCGAAACCGAAGTCCGCCGCGACCCGCACGAAATCCTGTGGATGGGCGAGCGGCCTCGCCATCACCTTGCGGCGAAGCGCCGTCAGCCGCTGGCTCGCCGACTGCTCACCGATGAAGCAATTCTCCGGGAGCCCGTGCTCCGCTTCCCAGTCCGCCAGCAGTTCCGATACGGTCTGCGTATTGGCCTCCAGCGCCAGCCGGAAGGCCCGCGCATAGAGCCATTCGAAAGGCGAGAGCAGCACCCGCGTGAACTTGGCCAGGGTCGACGACAGCGACACCGCCTGCCCGTCCGGAGAACCCCATGCCGCACCCGGCGGCCACAAGGTCAGGCCCGCCGTAACAAGGCTGTCGCTATCCGGCGCAGCCAGCGCATCCGAGGGCACGCCGACCGAAGCGGAAACCTCCGCCGTAAAGCTGTTGGTCACAGTGTGCGAAAATGAATTCTTCCTACTCATTCACGAAGCTCACCGTTCCGACGACAGGATATTGCCCACCCGTGTAGGGAAGGTCCCCGGCGGGCCAGTTCAGCGTGTGACGCTCCTCGCCCACCACCTGGCTCACCGCCTCGGCAATCCAGCTGCGCGAAAGGACGAAGACATCACCGGCAACGCCGGGCCTGGCCTTTTCGTACAGCACTGCCTCGATTGCAGCTGTGATCGCGGCGCGTACAGCTTCCGTGTCGTTGGTCACGTTGGCGATGACGGGGTTCAGGGCAACCGCTGTCGGCGCTTCCACCACGCTGTCGTTCACCCGGATCAACCGCTGCGCATCAAGCGCCGCCTGCACGACGAGCGTGTCGCCCTCGGTTGGAATCCGGTTGGGGCGTCCGTCGAACAGGAAGTACACGACGAGAAAGCTGGGCGTCAGGCTGTCGCGATAGGCCCATGCCTTGAGAACCCCCGGCACCTCGCGAACGATGCGCTCATAGTCGGAAAGCTTTCCAGCCCCCGGCGGATTTGCCTTGCGAAACAGAACGCGGGCTCGAAAATCCTCGACATCTTCGACATCGGCACCGCCACCCAGTCCATCGTCCCCAACGGTGAAACTGGTGCCGAGCGTAGGGTAGAGCGCGGGATCAGCGAGCGACAGCAAGCCACCCGCATCGCGATTGGTATATGCGCCCTTGTCTTCCGACTGGACCGGGAAAACGACGACGCCGAGCGTCGAGGCCTGCGCGGGCGCCGTCGACAGATAGGTGTTGTTGCCGGACACGAAGCGTATGCCGGAAGGATAGACCCGGTTCGCCTCGCCCTCGCCCGTGATAGACCCCGACGACGCCGACGCGCCCTTCTGGAAGATTGCGACATCGGCCCCGTGCAGTCTGAGAAAAGCCAGCATTGCCGTGGAGGCAAAGAGCTGCCGCGCGAGATAGCCCATGCGCAGCTCGAACTCATGGGACAAGCCCGCCAGAACCTTCACGACGACGGTCACGAAGTTGTTCTTGAGCGCCGTATCCGTGCCCGGAAGGAAGCGCCGGAACGCACCGCGGATCGCGGCCGACGCGTCATCGAGCGAGCGGATTTGCCACGCCATTGATCTGCTCCCAGAACAGTTGGAATTTGTCATCGAAGGACCGCGCGCCATCGCGGCCATAGGTATTCACAACGTAGTCGACCCGGTTGGCCGATCGGTCGACGGTCACGGTCACATCGAGCGAGGCAATTGCCTCCTGGTCGATGAGCGGCTGCAGCGCCTCGCGCACATAGTCCTCGACCAGCACAGCCGTCTGATCGGTGATCGCCGTGCGCCTCAGCAGCCAGAGCCGCGAACCAAGCGGCCCCTCGCCGTCCTGAATGTCGAAGCTGTCGCCCAGCCAGCCCCGATTGGCCTCGCCGTGCCGCAGCTCGCTGTCCTCGACGCGCCGGTCAGTCATCAGATGGATCAGGATCTGCGTTGCCAGCCCCTGCTCTGCGCGAAAGTCCCCCGGCGCTGTCGGATGCGTCAGCGCATTGAGGATCAGATCCCCCACGACCCCATCCCAGCCGAGATCCGGCGCGCGATACGGCTCAGCCGTATCTTCGATCGAAACGATGCGGATCATGGAAACCTCTCAGCGGGATTATCTCCTCTCCCCGCTTGCGGGGAGAGGGTCAGGGTGAGGGGCTCAGGCCTCAGCAACTGCCGGGCTGATATCCAGAAAGTATTCGTGGCCAAGCTCGAAGGAGCTAATCGCCTCGGCATTGGTGATCGTCATTTCAAGCTTGCCCTGCGGAGTCGCTTTCGACCACTTGCGGTTTACGCCCTCCTGCTCCCAGACCGGGGCAAGAACGACGTTTGCAACACTGCAATCGGCACTGCCGGTGTGGATGTGCTGAATGGACATGCAGCGGAATTTTGCTCGGACGTTCATGCGTCTTCTCCTTTTTGTGGCCCTTGGCCGTTTGCCCACCTGCGAGGCGGATCTCGTTGCGAGGCCTCACGCCCCGTTGTTTCCGTCACCGTCGACAACGGAGCCGGAACAGTTGATGTTGCCATTAACGGTCAGGTCGCCGTTGATCGTCGCCGGGCCGTTCAAGACCCAGTCGCCCGCTGTCGTCGTAATCGTCCGGCCGGCCACGTCGACAACGATGCCGTCACCGATGAATTTCATGATGTTGCCGGTCGAATCATAAATGGCAGTCCCGCCCGCCGGCAGATCGCCAGGCCGATGCCCCGGGCTTTCCAGCCCCAGCACGAAGGCGAGTTCTGGATCATACCGCGACGGCAGGATCAGCCCCTTGGCGCCCTTAACGGGCGAGGAGGCAAAGCCATGGCTCTCGATCCTATGGATGCGCGTCCAGCCGTCACCATAGGCAGCGCGGCCCGAGACGAACTGCTGGCCATTCCTGACCTCTTCGCGCCCGTCGTAGTCGAACCGCATCATTCGTCTTCATACTCCGCTTCGATCACGCCTGGCGCGCCATAGCCGGCGCTGGTCTTGCCGCGCGGGTTCTCGCCACCCAGCGCTCGGGGGTCCGCCAGCGATAGAACCGCAAAGGTCCGGTCGCTCTGCTGAAGGCTGACGTTCTTGATGATCATCAGCCCCTCGATACCCAAAAAGTCGTCATCGACCTCCACCAGCCAGTTCGGCGAATAGAGACGACCATTGTCGTCGCGCCAGCCACTCACAGGAATGGAAGCCGTCACGCTGTTGCCGGCTGCCCGCCGCGCCTGCCAGATCGCGCGCTTGCGCATCCGGTCGATCGTGCCCTCGCCCTCCTGTGGCAGGATCAGGACACGCTTGCGCGTCACGCCGGTGTCGCTGACCTTGGTCTGTGCGCGAAGGTGCTGTTTCTCGCTGCCCTCGCTTTGCTGCCCCCGGATCTGCGTCTCGCTGTAGCGACCTTCCTCGGTAAAGCTGGCACTGGCGCCACCAAGAATGTTGACGCCGCGCTTCAGCGTGCCGGCATGAATGCCTTCAGGCTTTGTCGCGATCTTCAGCCGACCTTTCGGTGTGTCATAGAGCAGCGCCCCGCGCGCCCTTGCCCGCCGCTCGATCGAGGAAAACCCTGTCTCGCCCAGCATCAGCTTGTGCCGGATCTCGACCGGGAAGCTGGAGCCATCCGTCTCGATCCCGACGCCGTAGCTGTCCAGCTCCTTGGCAATCGCGACCAGGTCCTTGTTCAGGATTTCGCCGGTCGGATGGATGGCCGAGGCCTCGATCATGTCGACGGTCCGCGAGACGATCCCGAGCGAGAGCGTGCGATCCTGCTCGGTGTAGCCGGTGTTGACGTCCCGCACATAGCCGGTGAGCATGAGATCGCCGCTCGCCCTGACCGCCGTCTCCAGCCCCGGAAAAGCCGGAAGCCCCGGCCCCATGATCACGAATTCCCCGCTCGCCGTCCGCGCCGCCTCTTCGGCCGAGACGGACATGCTGAAGCTTTTGACCTCAGGCAGACCGTCACAGACAATCCGCTCCAGCGGCCCGGTGCTCAGAGGAAGAACCATCAGCTTTCCAAAGCTTCGAAGGAAACGGGCATCAGCATCGGCGCGCCGACCCTGGCAATATCCACCAGGCTCTCGGCGCGCTTTGCATCCCCATAGAGCTGGTAGGCCAGCACGGTTGACGGCAACGAGATCCCCGTTTCCACCCGCACCACCGGAACGGCATCCGCCGCCCGATCGGAAACGATGCGCACCGAAGTCTCGACCAGTCGCGACACCGCGACATAGAGATCGACATGCTCAGGCCCGAGGCCCGAGAGAACGGCCAGCGCCTTTTCCCCCTTGCCCTCGACTACCTGCCTTGCTGCTCGCGCCTGCGGCCGGGAGATCCAGGCCACCTGCGGCGCTGCCGTAGCCGTCACGATGGCATCGACCAGCGCATGCAGATCGGCAGCGCCTCGGGCATCGAAGCGCGCCGGCTTGATGCTGTCGAAGCCGGAAGGCGTCACGACGCTTTCGCCGATGATCCGCGAGGCCTCCAGAGCCGTGCCGAAAAAGCTGTCGACGGTATCGACGCCCGAGGCGAGCGTCAGGTCGACGAGCCGCGCAAGATCGATGGCATCGGACACGGCAAGCGAGCCCACCGAATACATCCAGTTCGCCACCGCAATCACATCGCCGATTTGGGCGTAGACCGACGCCAGCGCCGGAAAGGCGGAAGCAATGCCGCCCGTGAGAACAGACCTGATGTCACCAAGGCCGAGCACCCCGCCGGGCTGGCTCGATTCCGGAATGGCGGTAAAGCCGAAGGCAATGAAGCCGGCGCGATCCTTCTCGCGCACCCGGCTGAAATTCTCGATCCGCGCCAGCCGCCCGCTGTCGATCGGCAGCACCAGCCGCCCCGGCCCCGCCGCCAGACATACCCGCTGCAGAGACAGCGCCTGAGCGTCGCTCTGGTCGCCGAGCAGATAGGCCGTGACATTGATCGCCGGGATCGCGTGGCCCATCTCTTCGAGATAGTAGTTCACGCCCCCGGCATATTCATGCCGCGCAATCCGCTTGCCGCCGCCGAAATCGTCGACATCGACATAGAAGTCGACGCCCCGAAAGCTCGCCTTGCGCAGCGTCGCCGCCCAGTTCCGCATATGAACCCCTTACTGCCGCCCGGTCCCGGCAGGCCGACCGGCAGCCGCCGGCATGCTGCGGCCCGTATTGGCATTCACGCCCGTGCCACCGCCGCCTGAGAAATTGCCGAGCCGCGAGATCGCCGTGGCGGCACTGAGGATCGCCTGCGCCGCCCGCTCCATGGCAGATGCCGCCTGCTCGCCACCCTTGGCCAGATTGTTGCCGGCCTCTTCGCTGCGAGTCTTGATTTCGTCGCCCGCCCGGCTCGCATCCTCGATCAGCGTGCCGCCCATGCCGGCCATGCCGATCGCTTCAGGATCCGCAGCCTTGAGCAGCGCGCGGCGCTGGGCCCGGGTCTGAGGCACATTGAAGGCGTCGTCCTTGTTCGCTTCGGTGCCCGCCCGGTAATCCAGCAGAAAGTCGCGATCCCGGTAGCCGCCGGCCATGGCCATGCGATCGGCATCGCGCGAACTGGAAAAGGCACCTAAAGGCATTTCCCTGAGCATCCACGCTTCACGATCAAAGAAGCTGCTCATGCCCTGCTTTTGCAAGCCTCTGCGGATTGCGCCGCCCTTGTCGAGGTCAGAACTCACGGCATCCATGGCAGGCGCCGCAATCGGCGCAATTGCACCGCCCAGCGACGTCTTCAGCCTTTCCCAGCTGTTGGACATTCGGTCGATCGAGGCCTGCGTATCCGACATGACACGATTGACGTCACGGAAAACCGTGCCGTCCACCTCGGCTGAGTTCATGACCTTGAGAAACTTCTCCAGGCTTTCCGCGCTGGTCATCAGCGACTGCATGCCGAGCCGGAATTCCTGGTCGGTAAACAGCAGCGGCAGCTTTGTGTAGTCACCGTCGACGGCCTCTTTGGACAGCCGGACAAAAGCAGACACGGCATCTTCGCCGGTTTTCCGTGCCGCCTCCATTTCCTTGCGGAGATCGATGCCGAAATCGGAGAACTTCCTGATGGTGTCGCCTGACAGCATCTTGCCGAAAATGTTCTGCGCCTGTGTCGCAGCCGAGGACGCGTCGCCAGTGTCTTCGCGTATCGTCTGCAGGATCGCGACGAGACGTTTCAGCCCTTCCTCGCCCTCATAGCCGAGTGTCGCAAAACTGTTGGCAAGCCCCGGGATCTCCCGCGCCATGTCCTTGAGTTCGAACTGGCCCGCCTTGCCGCCGGTGACCATGATATCAAAGGCGCGCTGCAGCTCGCTGGTCTCGATCTTGAGCGCCGAGGCAGCCTTGAGGCCAGTGTTTGCAATGTCTGCGGTCGCAGCACCCGAGGCCTGCGCAGTAGCAAGCACCGAAGGCAGGAAAGCCATGGCCTCTTCAAGGCTTTTGCCCGACGCGACCAACGTGTCGAGAGCCTCGATCGCCGGCTGCACGCCGTCGAAGTTCATGTCCTTCGACACCTGCTGCACCTGCTCGAAGGCTTGCGCCGTCTGCTCTGCACTGGAACCGGCAGTGATCCCGATGCGTGTCATCTGACGCTCAAGAGCCGCAAAGTCGAGCAGAGCCTCCTTGGCTGCATAGGCCAGCACAGCGGGCGCAGCATAGCGCGAGATCACGCCAAACATCTCCTGCGCCTGGCGCGCCATCACGCTCTGGCGCCGATTGAAGGCTGCTGCCCGCTTGTCGATCTCACCGAGCTTCCCGGCGATCGCACCAAAGGTGCGCCCGGTCGCATCACGCGCCGAGATCTTCAGCCGGGCTTCGACTTCACGGGTCATGTCTTATCCTTGAGAAGCGCCATGGCGCGACCATACCACCAAACGATTTCACTGATGGTCATCAGCTGGACGCGGGTTGCGTCCCATCCGAAGCGGAAGACGAGGAGGTCTGCGGCGAACTCGAGTCCGCCGCATCCATGAAAAAACCGCAGACGGCCTTTTCAAGCCGGATGGCATCGAGCGCGCCGAGCATGCGCACCGCATCATAGCCGGGCGACACCACAAGCTTCTGCAGATAGGCGTCGACCGTGACCGGATAGGCAACGATCATACGGCTCCCCTGCGGCCCCGGCTGCACCTCCATCGGCATGCCGAGCCCCGAGGGAAAGATGTCCTCATAGCGCGGCTCGCGCAGCACGATTTTGCTGAAAAGGACCGCGCCCGGCATCTCATAGGTCTTGGTCAGCGTGACTTCCGTATTCGCCACGATCAGCCACCCGTCCGGCGATAGGTCTCAGCAACGATCGAAAGACCGCTGACCTCACCATTGATCCGGTTGATATTCGGCTGACCGGAGAAGAAGGCGCTGATGAAATGGTGCTGGACACCGGTCGCCTCCTCGGTCACGACCACGTTCTGCCGCGGGGCTTCCATGATCGCCGGAAGGTTGTCGCCCGCATCCTTGAAGGTCAGCTCGGCGCTCGGCGAAACCGGCGTCGAAACGCGATCGGTCGAGCCGTCCTGGTTGGTGATGGCTTCAACGCTCTGCCGGGAGGGCATGACGTTGAAGGTGCCGCGAAACGAGATCGTCGAGCCGCTCGACGTGCGGACAGACATGCGCCCGCCGAAATCATTGCCTGCCATGATGGGTGCTCCTGAGATGGCTGGAAAGGAAGGCGACGGGCATCAGCCCGTCACGAGAAGCGGAATGCCTCAGGTCTCGGCGTAGACGCGGGCGAGACCGGCGAAGATGTCGAGCGGGTTCGCCCGGTCCATCGGCAGGATGATGTCGACGCGGTTGGGATTGTCCGCGTTGCGCGTCACCGAGATCTCGTCCAGCACGGCGTTGGACGCCTCCAGCACACCGCGCTGCTGCAGCTCGATCGTCGAATTGACCAGCGTCGCCCGGATGTCCTTCACCGTGCGCAGCGCATCGAGGTTCGCCGGGTTGTCGTCGACGATTGCCTTGTTCGAGTGCTCATAGGCAAGCTGGGCCCGGAAGTACTTCAGCGCATAGGTGATCTGGTAGACCGCCTGGATGTCGCGCAGCGCTGTATCCGGCACGCCGTTCGTCGTCTGCTGCTGGGTGATGATCTTGTCGATCAGGATGTTTCCGGAACGGTCCACCTTCCAGGTCGAAACACCATTCTTCAGCAGGCTGTCGCGGGTCGCATAGTCGGGCCAGTAGTTCCGATCGCGCGGCGCGATCATGTCGACGACATCGAGACCGGACTGGTTGACCGAGACGAGGCCGTTCGACCCACCGTCGAAGAACGGTGCGACACGCGCGACGACGGCCGCCACGAACTCATAGTCAGGGCGTGCCATGCCGGCAGCCGCCGGCATCAGCGGCATGAGCGTCAGATGCCAGCTGTCGCGCGCCAGGCCCGCCACGGCGAGGTTCGCCACCGTATCCGTCCGCGGATAGAAGACATGTCCATAGAGCTGCTCGAGGTAGGACCAGCGCCCGGAGGTGTTGCTGTGCAGCGTGTCCAGCTTCAGCCGGTTGGAATCGTCACCGAAGGCCGAGACCACGATCTCGAAGACATCGTCGCCCATGGACGCGAGAACGGCAGCGACATCCGGCGTGCCGGCGCCCGCCGTCCCCACTGCGAAGGTGAAGAGACCGGTAAAGGCGTTCGATCCTTCCAGCAGCGGAACATGCACGTCGATGCCCGCCGCATAGGTGCCCTTGTGGCGCGCGGTAATCGAGACGACGTTGCTGGCGACCGTCGCGGTGAACGGCAGCGAGATCTTGGTGATCGGGTTGAAATAGGCATTGATCGCAGCAGAAAGGGCAGCGGCCACGGTCGCGGCATTGTCACCCGCCGCAATGTTGACCGCGATGTCTTCGCCGGCGATCGAGAGAACCCCTTGCCCGCCGGCAGCCGGCGGCGTGCCGACGGTGATGGTGCGGATCTGCGCCGAGGCCGCTTCCGCAACGCGCCCGAGCCAGATTTCCTGCGCCGAGGCGTTGCGCCGTGCCCGGATGAACATGCTTTCCAGCATCGAGCCACGCCCGGCCAGCGCCCGCGCCTGGTAGACGGAGCCGCAAAGCGCGATGGCACCATCGGCGAGCGTGCCGGCGCTGGTGCCATGGCCGAGCAGGATCATGCGCGTCTCGGACTGGAACTGTCCGCCGCTCTCGACGTCGAAGGCCAGCAGTGGCGCCACGACGCCGGAAGGAATGTTACTCGCCATGGGTATTCTCCTTCTTCAGGTCCGGGCTCGCCGGCCGTTTGGTCCGTGCCGGAGCGTCCGGCTTTTCGATCAGGTCGCCGTCCTGAATGAAGCGGCGATGCATCCTGGAAAGCTCGTCGATCGCGCGACCCGCCTCCGGCCAGCCGCCGGGGATCGTGCGGCCGGGAGCGGCCACATAGAGTTTTGACATCTTGTCCTCTGGTTCAGGTGCCGGACGACCAGCCACCGGTCAGCTCTTCGGAGCCCGGCAGACCTATCGTGCCGGCGATTTCGGTGAGCGCATCCGGCGTTTCCGCCAGGAAGTGGCCGGCGAGCTCGGCGAGCTTGCCCTTGGCATAGCTGCCGTCAGGCAGGTTCGCGGCCACCGAGCGCAGCGGCTCCGGAAGCCCGTTGGACGAGGTGAGGAAATCATCGTCCTGGATCGAAAGATCGAAGACGAGCGACTGACGCTGGAAGCGAAGACCGAATTCCGGAACAGCAAAAGTCTCGACCGTGAAGCTGTTGACCTGCCGAACCAGCTGCCGCCAGGGAGCCCCCTTGGCGCTGCGCGTCAGGAGGAAACGTATCTGCCCACCCAGCGCGCCGAGCACCAGCCGCGCCGCCGGGTCGCCGTCGGCCATCGCATCGACATATTCCGGGTTCTGCCCCGGGATCGTATCGACATCGCGTGCCACGACGGCGAGCTCGGCTACAACTTCGAGGACCGTCGAGGCTTCGAAGTCGACGAAACTGCTGGCCGGCCCGCGCGGTGCGGTCGTGCTTCGCCGGGTATAGACCGAGATTACCGGCGTGTAGTCCTTCGAGCGGTCGATCTCGTCGAGCGAGGCGGCCCGGCTGTCGAACACCCGCGGGCCCGCAAGTGTCGGAAAGCCGGTGCCCGCAAGATTCGCCGCCGTCGGCGACAGGATCTCTATCGCGACCAGTCGGACCGCTTCAGCCGCCAACATGGCGAGCCCTCGACAGATAGAAGGCGATCCGGCTCGATCCGTCGCTTTCGCGCGCCTCGACCTGCCAGGCCTCGGACTTCGCCACGTCGATCACCTTGTCGTCCTTTTTCGGGATCCAGACCCAGTCCGTGACCCGTGCCGTCATCACGGCCTCGTAGCTGACGGTGCGTCCTGCACCGGGATCACCCGGCGGGAAGCGGCTGACGCGGTCGCTGGGCGGCTCCAGATGGATGCTGCCCATCACGCGCTGGACTGGCCGCGATGGGTCCTGCTGCCGCAGGGAATTGACGGAGACGCCCTGCGTGACCGGAATGAGATCGAGTACCGTCGTGTCGAACACGCCGGCCACCGTCTCCTCCATCAGCGCCCGAGCGCCATCCCAGTCGACCATCGGTCAGGCCTGCAGCGCAGCCAGCGCCGCCTCGGCAGCCGCCACCATCTGCTCCGCCTCACCCTTCGCCACCAGGTCGGCGCCACTGGTGGCGAGCAGCGCCTTGGCCTCGTCGAGTGCCTTCTCGGCCGCAGCGATCTGGGCAGCCTTCTCGGCCGCCACCTTGTCCGCAGCAGCCTGCTCGGCGGCCAGCCGCGCAGCTTCTTCCGCCGCCGCCTTCTCGGCGGCCTTCTCCGCAGCAGTCTTCTTGACCGGCTTCGGCTCTTCGGCCTTGGCAGCCGGCACCTCAACCGCGAAGCGATCGTCGATCAAATGACGGCCGTAGCGCTCCGGCACCGTGACAGGCACATGCGCGTCGACATGAACATCCTTGTCCGCCTTCATGATGGAAGCCGGGATGATTCCGCCCTGCGGAAAGATGATGGAAATCGTCTTGTCGGACATCGTGAAATCCTTCCTGTTGCCGAGCGGGAGCGGAAGGCTCCGGCTGGAGAACAGGAAGCCGGCCATTCCGAAGAAACGACCGGCTTCCGGCGTCGACCAGAGGGAACGCGGCCTCAGGTCAGCGTCAGCTTGCGCAGGACCTGCGGGCGGGTGCAGATCGAGATCGGGTTGGACTGGACTTCGAGGTCGTAACCCTTGTCGTTCGACTTCGCGATCGCCTTGGCGTAGAACGGGAGACCCAGCGTGTTAACCGTCTCGTTGTAGTCGGCGGGCGCAAACCGGGTGATGTAGAGGTCATCGACACCCAGGATCGCAACGCGGGCTTCGTTGGCCGCGATGTAGGGAGAGCCGAGATCGGCGGTGGCCTTCGCCCCGGTCCGATACCGCTCCCAAGTCGCATTGCCCCAGGTGAAGGTGTCGGGGACGTCGCTGCGGAGAACTTCGGCACCACTGTGATACAGGAAGGTGTCGGTGACTGACTTGTGCTGCCAGAGCGCCTTGTGGAAGTCACGGCCCGTGAACACATGGATGCCGGAATAGGTTTCGTCGAGCGCATCCTCGATCGAATAGATCACGTCCTGCCAGAGGGACATGACGTTGGTCGTGGTCACATCGAGTTCCAGCGAAACATCGGCCGGAACTGCGACGCCGAAGGCGTTGTAGAGATTGAGAAGCGTGCCGCCGGACTTGGAGAGGACGATCCCCTTCAGCGCTCCGACGCGCTGGTGTTCCAGCGTCATCGTCAGATCCTGCGCATGGCGCTGGGCCTTGCGGTTGACGCGATTGATCACCGTTTCGGCAGCGTTTTCGGTGCCGAATTCGCGGACACCCTGGACCTCGTCGGCATAGACCGTATCGTCGCGCTGGTAGTGCGGGACGTTGAACGGGATCTTCTTGCGGGTCTCGTCATCGGTCGTTTCGCCGGGGCCGCCGCGCGGCGACGGTTCGATCAGCGACAGCTTGCCGTCGCGCTGCTCGATCGAGATGACGGTCGTCGAGACACTGTCTTCCTGAAAAATCCCGGAAGCGCTGACCTGACCGGGCCGGTAGGGCACGGCATTGATCGCCGCCGTCAGGCTTTCAAGGCTGAACGGATCGGCATCGTGGACATTCGGTGCGGGCATGATCGTTCTCCTTATCGTGCCTTGATGGTGACGGCGCGGAGCTGGGTCAGCTTCGCGGCCTTCTTCGTGGAGTCGTTGACGCTGGCCGCATAGACCAGCATCAGCGTCTTGACTTCGGCGTCGTTGGTGATCGCCACAGCCGTGGCATCGGCCGAGGTCGCATCGGTCTCGTAGGCGAGAACAGCGCAGGCGATTTCCGCGCCTTCCTTGCCGGCGGTGAGCGCATTCGGGCTGGCGACATACTTGCCGCTCCCGGCTGCCACGGTGATGTCGAAGCCGTCGCCGGCTACGAAGGGGGTACCGCCTGCCGTGGTGGTGAAAGCGAGATCATTGGCATTGGCCGCGCCATTGACGCCGGACCCAACCTCGAAACCATCAGGGTCGACGAGGTTCCACGTCGTGGCCGCCGTGAAGCGCAGCTTGTAGACACCGGTCTTGGCACCGGAGCCGCCGATCACGGTGACGGCACTGATGGTGCCGTTGCCCGTGTTGCCGCCGCTCTTGGCAGCGGCGGTGGCGGCACCGTAAAGGATCTTGCCAAGCACGGTCCCGGCGGAGAGTTTGCCCTCGCCGGACAGGATGGTGATCGCTTCACGCGAAAGCATGCCGTTCGCTTCAGAAAGAAGGAACGCCAGATCACGCGGGGTTTCGGTGAAAGTCGTGGGCATGATCAGACTCCCTTCGGGGCGATGCGACGCGCAGCGAAGATGGCGTCACGGTTGATCTGGGATCCGCTCGCCTGGGCGGACGAACCGCCCGGCATGGCGAGCGATGCGGCGGCCTGGACCGATGCCTCGTAGGCACCGGCCGCGGGCTTCGGCTGGGTAGCGGCTGGGGCGGTCGCAGCAGCCGCTGCTGCGGGTTCGGAAGAGGCCGTCGTCGTGCTGGCCGGCACATTCGCCGTCACGAAAGCGACCACGGCATCTGCCGCCATGTCCGGCGATGCGGTGGCGAGGTCGAGGGCAGCCGCCATGCGTTTGCCATCGCCCTTGATGCCGTCTGCGCCAAGGATCGCCTGCATGCGCTCCGTGGCAGTCTTGAAGCCGTCGGCACCACCGGAGGCGGCGGCGACGGCGGCGGTGATTGCGGTGGCAGCCTGCGCTGCACCGGCTACAGTCTGGTTTCCAGACATGTTGCCTCCTTCGGTGGTAGCCTCGTGGTGAGGCGTTTCGGGATTGAGTGCGGTGGCACCCGGTTCACCCTCGGCATGGTCGAGGACATGGTCCGCCGTGCCCGAGCGCACGGCGCTCCGGATGGCTGAGAACAGACTGGTCATGGTTTTTCTCCTCGGGGTTAGCCCCGGTTCACTTCCCTGACAAAGGTGTCGAAGGCCTCAACCGGATCGCCGATTGCATCGGCAAGCCCCATGGCAATAGCCTCATCGGCATCGAACACGGCCGCCTCGGTCGAAAGGGCTTTCGCCTTCGTGATCCGGTTTTTGCGACCCTGCGCGACGGCGGCAGCAAACTCCTGCCGAATGACATCGGCCTGGGCCTGCCACTTCTCGGCCACCTCCGAGTTCAGCGGTTCGAAGGGGTTCCCATCGGCCTTCTTCTTGCCGGAGCGGATGATGGTGAGCTTGATGCCGTTGTCTTCGAGCTGCTGCGAATAATCGGCATGGATCATGATCACGCCGATCGAACCCGTGCCGCCATATCGCGGCATGACGATCTGCCGGCTCTGGGACGCCAGAAGGTAACCGGCAGAATAGGCCCAGTCGGTCAGGATCGAGATCGTCGGCTTTTCCTTCGAGAGCAGCGCAATGTCGCGCGCGGTCTCAAAGCCGCCATTCACCTCGCCGCCATAGCTGTCATATTCTAAGACAACGCCCTTCACCTGGTTCGACTTGCGCGCCACCGCGATCTGCGCCTGCAGCCCCTGATAGGATGTCTCGCCCGAAGAGTTGCCAAGCCAGGCACCCTTGTGCACGAGGCTCCCCTCCACGGGAATGATCGCGACATTGTCGACCATGTCGAACGGCAGCATGTTGGCGCGCGTATAGGCCCGCTCGATACGTCCACCGATCTTGCCGGCAAGCGGCCGGCCATTGGCCCCGGCGACGTGATCGACCGCGCCTTCCGGGTTGGCGATCACGATGGTGTCGCCCGCAATGCGGCTGCCAAGTCCATGCAGGAAGGCTTCCGCCTTGCGCGCGTCATACATCAGCGGCGTGTCGAACAGCCGCTGTGCGATCTGGGCAAATCGAAAGCTCATTGCAAGTCCTCAGTATCTCAGCGGCCAGCGCCGCCCCGGACGGCATCCGGTCGTCTTGGCCTGGCAGGCGGCCTGAAGCCGCACCAGTTCCTTATCGATCTCGGCGATGGTGGACGAAGCGACCTTCAGGCGCTGGTGCATGACCGGAGAACGGATCTCGCTTTCCTCGACCTGGCCACCCGCGAGGCGTTTGGCCTTGGCCGCGGCAAGCGCCGCATAAAGAGCGCAGGGATCATCGATATCGACGAGCACGCCGCCAATCTTGACCGTGTTGCTCACGCGGCGCCTCGCTGATTCTGGTTTTCGTCCGCTGCGGTTGCCGACTTGGATGCCTGCCCTCGCTCGAATGGCGACGGCATCTCGGCATCCTTGTATTTTTCGTGCCACCGTTGGCGGCTTTCGAAGACCTCTTCCGGATCGAGACCGAGCTCTGCGCATTCTACCTCGATGTCGCCGGTCCCGTTGGCGATCCGCTCGCTGGCAGCGCGCGCCCGCTTCTCGTCGTCGGCCGTCGGCTTGGCGGGACCGTTGCAGGTCGCCCAAAGAAACTGCTCGCGATGGGCGCGATAGACGTCGAGCCCGCCCTTGATCTGGATTCGGCCTTCCTCGATCGCTTCGTCCATCACGTTCGCATAGGGCACCAGCACATGCGGCGAAGCGATGCGATCGGTGCGACGACGGGTCACCGGCCAGATGGCCGAATTCTCCATGTTGGTGCTAGCATAGGTCGCCTTGGTGTAGTCGAGCGTGTAACCGCCATAGCTCATGCCGAGCGCGCGAGCCGTCTCGCGATGTAGCGAGGCCATGAACTCGGAGTTCTCCGGGCCCGGCGCAGTGACGTTCTTGAATTCCAGGTCCTCGCCTGGCGCCAGATGAGAAACGCCGGCCCCCGCGCCGAGACGAATTTCGCTTTCGGCGGCCTTGTCGAGCTGGGCCTTGAAGTAGTTGACGAAGTCGCCGGTCAGCTCGCTCGCCCCATCTACGTTAGCCTGAGCCATCGCTTCGAAGGCTTCGAATGCCTCGGCACTCGGTTTGTCGCTCTTCAGCACGGCCGCGTAGATGGTCTGCAGGAATCGCACCTGCGCATTGGCGTCGTCGACATTCTCCGCCATCAGATACTTGCGGAAGGTCGGCACCATCGGCGAGATGCCGCGCACATCTTCAGCCGAAAACGGGTCGAATGCATGCATGACAAGCTGCCGGCCATCGGCATCGCGCGCAGCATAGGTCACCTTCTGGGTCAGGCCGTCACGTTTCTCTTCGAAGCGGTAGGCAACAGGCCGTCCGAAGGCGTCATGAATGACGCCCTGATACAGACCTTCGACGTCGCTCGTGTCTTGCGTGAGCTTGTAGGGCGAGGACAGCAGGAACTTCCAGCCGGTCTTCGTGCCAGGCAGCCTCTGGGCGCGAGGCACATAGATGCTGATCCCTGTACTTTCGCCATAGGCCATCCAGTTGCGCAGCCCGATGTCTACATGCTGCGCATTGTTCGCCTTGGCACGGAAATCGTATTCCAGCGGGTTCCAGGAATGAACCTTCCAGACCTGTTTCATCAGGCGCGACAGCGCCGTGATCTCTTCTGGCGAATAGCCGAGATCCGCGATCTGCGGCTTCGGATTGAGCTGCAGCTCGACACCCACCGTATCGGCCAGGATCTGGTCGGCAGCACCACGCAGCCGGCCGGAGTTCTGCAGCAGGTCCATGGTAAGCCCGGCAGCCCGTGTCCAGATCCGGCGTACCTCGTCGCGATGCTCGCGAAGAGAGGCCGGCCGGGCAGCGATCACACCGGACTGGGTATCGCGCATGTAAGCCGAGCGTGGCCGCGGCGTCGACGGCTGGCCCACGGGACGGACCTCGGGCGCCGGTCGACTGCCGGCCTGCACCCTCATCCGTACCTTCTCGGTCATTTCCGCTTCTTCCACCTGTTTTCTTTGGGCGCTTTGAGTGCCGTTTTCTGTTCAGTCGTCTGTGGCGGTTTCGCAAGCTGCTCGGGCCGAAAGGCCACGGCAAAAAGCCCGTCCTCGAAATCGAGCTGCGCATCAGTCGGCGCCGATTCCCGCTCGGCTTCCATGCGGTCCCAGATCTTGTCCGGAAGACCACGAAGCCCGAACAGCAAGGCTGCGACTTCCGCCTGGTTCATCGTATCCAGGCCTTCGTTGGCCTGGTTGGGTTCCTTTTCCCATTTGTATTCCGTGAAGCCGTCCTTGCGCTTCTTCGGCACCCGGCGCTCGGAGGTGAGCTGCCTGAAGTATTCGTCATCGAGCCCGGTCGGAAACGCCACATAGCCGCGCTCGAGGGGATCGAGTTTGGCGACGTTGCGATAGAGTGCCATTTTCAGTACCGAGGCGTTGAAGGTGTAGAACCGCTTCGAATATCGCAGCAGCTTGCCGGTCTTGACGTTGCGTTCCTTCTTCACCCGCTGGGTCAGCGGTGCATTGTCACTGTTGCCACCGCGCACCATGACGAGTTTGCTCGCCGGATGCCGCTTGGCCCAGTCCCAGACATCCTCGGTATAGGCGTTGCCGTCGATGCCGACCTTATCGAGACCGATCCGCCGCCCGTAGCTGTTCGGCCAGGTCTGTCCGAGCAGCGCGTCGAGCCGGTCGCGGCAGGTCTGGTCCGAGATGTGACCGGGGATCACCCCATAGTCGACGACAAAGCGCCGAAAGTTCCGGCCAAAGGCGACGAGCTGCCACTCGACGCGATCGTCCTGGCAGTCGATCCCCATCGTCAGGATGATCCCGCCGGCGGGTATCCGACCGCGCGGATAGTCCGAATTGGCCCCGCGATCGCGCAGCGTCTCCCAGGGCGGCGCCTCGCCCAGCGTCACATAGGCCTTGCCCACCGTGTCGTTCAGGAAGGTCTGCTCGGAGGCAGGATCTCCCTTGGCGCTGAGCCACTCGCGAGCAATACGCTCCCAGCTCTGCAACGGGCTGTAGGCAGACCAGATATAGAACGATCGATGGAACCGCTTCTGGACCGGGTTACGCGCCCGCCACTCGATCTGGTCGACCATCGCTTGGCGATGATATTCCCGGATCTCGGTCCCGCATTCAATGCAGGTGAAATGGGCATCCTCTGGCTTTGCCTCGTCGAGGTTCGCCAGCATGTTTTCCCATTCGAGTACTTGGCGGTGCTCGCAATGCGGGCACGGCACATAAGGGTATTCCTGGCTTCCCGCCTCGAAATTCGCCGTAATCCGGCAGCCTGGCATAACGAGCGGCGTCGAGATCTTGAAGATCTTCGCCTCTTCCACGCCGCGCGAACGACTGTCGGCCTGCGTTTCCGGGTCACCGCCCGAATTGTTCTCCCATTTCGACAGGTCATCCTGGACCTGCCGCTTCATCGTCACCTGGCTCAGAGACGCCGCCGAATTGGCGCCCGAGATCTGGATGGCACCGCGCCCGTCGGCCCGCTCCTTGTACAGCAGGCTGTCGAGACCATCCCGGCTCTTCTTCGGAAAGAGAGCGGTCAGCGATGTCGTGTTGCGCAGCATCGGCGCAAGCTTCATCTTGCTCCAGCGCTCGGCATTGTTTTCCGTCGGGTGGACATACAGGAACCACGAAGGGTCCATGTCCATCGATCCGCCGGTATAGATGTTGGCGATGACCGTGCCGCCGATCTGCGCCGACTTGGCCAGCGTTACGATGCGGCAGAGATCGTCAGGCGAAAGCGCCCGCAGCACCTCGTCGAAGTAGCGAAACAGGCTCCGATTGTACGGTCCCGGATAATCGGGGCTTTCCAGTTCGGAGAACACGATGTTGTTTTCGGCCCATGCGAGATAGTCGACATTGGCCGCGGGCTTCAGGACATCGTGCAGAATCTCGTAGGCGATGCGCTCGGCATTGGCCGTCTCAACGACGATCTGGTTCATGCGAGATCCGTGGCCTCGAGATCCTCGGCCTCGACGACAGCCGACGCATAGGCCGGCAGCTCGATTGCCTTCTTCCGCATCTGCTCGGCCGCCTTCTCGCGCAGCTTACGGAACTCGCGCCGCATCAGGTGCTTCACGTCACGCTGCGGCAACTGGAAGGCCGCGGCGACGGCCGATGCCATGTCATTCAAACCACCGTCAAAGACGTCCATCAGGGCGGCCGCCACGCGGGTCATCTCGGCCCGCGACGCTTCCGTCTCGATCAGCTGGCCCCGGTCGCGCGCATCGTTGATGGCAGCATTCCGGTTTGCGCGACGCGCCTGTTCAAGCTTTTCCTGCTTGATCTGGTAGTCGATGCCCGACGACGTGAGCGTACCAGCAGCGGCACTGGGGATGGTACCACCAGCATCAACAAACCCAGACGGACGCTCGCCGATCGCCGTCCCCTGGGCTGGTGCCGTGATCGGCGCGGAAGGATCAAGCCGCGTATCGATCCCGTTGCCAAGCCTCTGCCCGACATCGAGCGTCAGCCGGAGATCCGACTTCGCCTGCTCGACGATGATCCGCGCATTGCGCCCGACACCCTCGAGCGCCGCCGCCGTAATTTTCCCTTCCGCCAGATACTGGCTGACCCGACCAGGTGAAACGCCGATCAGCGCTGCAAATTCGCCCTTGCTGACAGAGGCTTGCATTGCGACTTTACCAATCCACTTTAGGTCTTTAGCCGTTCTTTAGAAGTTTAGGCTTCGAATTGAGCCTCAGACTACCGAACGTCGGGTGCCCCCGGAGCCCGCAGGTGAACCCGGATTTATACGGTCCCTTACCCAGAGGGGGGGCTATCGGTCCATCCGACGGAGATGTCGATCAATTTCGTGGAGCACGCGCGGAGCCAGATGATCTTCAATGACCTTTGCGAGCACCTGAAGAAACACTTCAGGATTGTTCGTGATGTCGTTTGCCGGGTTAGGCCCATGCAACTCTCTGATCGCCTGCTTGTTCTTGCCCCGCATAATCGTGCCAGGCGCTCTCTTGAAGACGCCTGTGTGCCCGCTCTTCATGGTCGCGATAAATGCCGATCGATACGATCCGCGCGTCCGAACATAGACACCTCGCGCCGTCTGACGTGCGCCAAGCTGATACAGCGGTATCCAACCCGCATAGACCACAGCATCGATCGTATTGCTGCCAGCGTTGAAGGTTGCTGTGGTCCGCGACCTGACGACGCGCTTCTGCACCTTGATGCGCTCGGCGCTTCTATCAACTATCTGAGTGCGAACCATCTCATTGATGCGGCGCATGGCACGGCTGAAAGCCCGAGCGTGGATATGGTCGGGTAAACCAGCAATCGCGCTGGAAAGCACCCTTACGTCTTCCGCGTCAAAAACAATATCGGCCGTCACCGCGCCCTCATCAGGATGCCGCCATTACAGCGGCGGGGTTCATAGCAGCCTCCATCGGCTCTGCATGATCGCCAGAAATGGCAAACCCGCCTGGCTTTCGCCGAGCGGGTTTTTCGAACCTTTTTCACTGTCCTGAAGATAGTCAAGCGACCGCCGCATGTGAAGAGGTCAAAACAACACCATCAATCAAACGTTTTCAACAGCTTGCGAGGGCGGCACATAAATTTTTATACGTGCCCAGGGCTGACGATCAGGGACGAAGGGCATGATTCGGTGACCAGAGACCTCGCCAGAGAGCCGTTCTGCGAGAAAAGCGAGGGCATCCTGCCACAGCTGCCAGTCCAGCCGGGAAAGGATGTCGCCGCGCATCATCTGCGAAAGCTCATACTTGCGATAAGCACCCTTGCGCGGGCGATGCTTGACCGGGTCATAGCCATTGGCCTCGTACTGATAGGCGCGGCCGAGAGCATCTGTCGCCGTGCGCTTCACGAACCATTGCGGCTCACCGCGCATCTCGACCATGCGCACCTTCGGCTGATCGCAGCGCCAGTCCGGCCCACGGCCCAGAATGGCAGCGCCGGTCACGAGCGTCACCAGGTGGCGACCGCCGAGCCTGTCACCCTTCAGCCGCACTTCGGCCACCACGCGGGCCACTTCGGCGGCGATCAGCCCATGCGCATCGTCCAGCTCCGGAAACGGCATCCATCCATCAGGGATCTCGAAGCCGATAGCATCCAGCGCTTTGACGGCGCGACCGACGGCCAGCGCGTCCGGATGCGGCTCGCCATCCTCGATAAAGCCGGGGATCACGCCGAAGATGTTCGGGCTGCGATCGATGAGCGTGCCAAGGACGGCCATGTCCCGCGTCAGGCTCCAGCTGGATATGGAAACTGCCGTCAGGCCATCGCCGCCAGAACCCACCTTGCAAAGCTCCTGGCAGAAGGCCCAGGCCAGAAGCGCCTCAATCGTCGTCGTTTTCATGCTCATCACCCTTTGCGTCCCAAAATTTCGACTTTCCGTCCCAAAACAAGATTTATCGACCCGAACCAGAAACACCCTTTCGTTGAATTCATTGGACAATCAGAAACGGAAGGGACGCTAGGGACGGTAGGGAAGGTAAATTCGACCTACACACATACGCGCGACCCTTTTGCTGTTCATTCCTCCGTTGTGATGGAGCACCCAAACCCCTCGGAGATATGCACGCGTAGTGCGAACCCGAAGATTTGCGTCCCTAGCGTCCCTAGCGTCGCAAGCTGTTGAAACTCCAAACCTTTCGATTGGGTCGATAACCGGATTGCCCCACCGCCACCGTCCCTAGCGTCCCTTTTTGCGCCCCAAACCCTCCGAAGGGAGGCGTGGGGACGGCAGGGCGATGCGCTCAGGACAAGGCGACCCACCTGCCCAAAGGGTCCGGGAAAGCGCGAGGACATCATACGGGGAAGCCTCCGTCGTCCGTGGCGTAAGGCGGCCAGTCAGGCGGCGGCGGGTCACCCTCGCCCTGCCCGATGCCCTGAATTCGCAGATAGGCCGGCTTCACCGTGATGCCGTAATAGATCGTCGTTCCGCTCTTGCCCTTGCGGAACTGGTGCATGAGATTGTCCGGCCCCCTCCAGCTCTTGCGGGTCTGATCGGGCAGGCGTTTGGAGAAGGTCGGCTGCTTGAACTCGGACAGCCCCTCGCGCTTGGCGAAATTGCTGTAGCCGATGAAGAGATCCTCGGGGCTCGACCTGTCCTCGTCCTTGCCCGTCACAATGCAGCCATTGCGGATGAAGGCGCCGATCGGGTCGCTTTCCTCGCGATACTCCTGCGTGGCAGCCCGCACGCCCTCCGGGACCCTCAAGCCCCCATCGAGGTAGTCGAGCGCGCCCTTGACCATCCAGGCGAGGATGCCCTCGCGCTCGGTGAGCAGTTTTCGTTTTAGGTCGCGATCAACCTCATCCTCGGCAATCTGGATCTCCCACGGCACCAGGTGCACGCGGCGCCAGATCCCGTCCGAATCGTCACGGATGATCGGCTTGTGGTTGCCCGAAAGAATGATCTTGAACTGCGGGATCAGCTCGAAGAAATCCTGATGCAGGCGACGCACGGCAACCGGCTCACCGCCCGTGAGGGTCTTGATCAGGGCGTCCTTCAGATGGGTGCCCATTTCCGGCTCTGAGGCCGCCACAAGGCGCGCACCGGGCAGACGCGCAAGGTCAGGCGTCGCCTCGGCCCCACCGCGACGGCTCTCGCCTGCAAAGCTGTCGATCGACATGGCAATGGCATAGTCACCGAGGATCTCGATCAGCACGTCGACAAACGTCGATTTGCCGTTTCGCCCGGCGCCATAGAAGAAGACGAGGCACTGCTCGACGGTCAGGCCGAGAAGCGCATAGCCGGCATAGCGCTGCAGGAAGGCGCGCAGGTCGACATTCGGCATCACCTTCTGCAGGAAGCGCATGAACATCGGCGCCGAGGCAGAGGAATTGAACTTGACCGGTTGCAAGCTTCGAGATCAGGTCACGCGGGCGATGTGGGTCAAGCCTGACCCGCCATGTGCGATTGCCGTCGGTCTCCTGCTCGAAGAAGCGCAGTGTGCCGGACTGGCAGTTGAAGGCATAGAGATCCCGGTTGAGGTCATTGACCTCGCAGGACACATAGGGGGCGACCTCGGTCAGCATATTGTTGATGGCGCTGGTCGAGGCGCTGCGCTTCGCCCAGGCATGGCGCGACGACATACGACCGGACCGGTCCTTCTCCACCTTGGCCATGCGGTCGATCGCGGTCTGGAGCTTTTCGAACTCGACGAGCTTTTCGGCACCCCAGTCCTTGTCCTTCTTGCCCAGCGCCTTCTGCTCGTCCGCCGCGATGCGTCCGGCCTCGATCGCCGCCCGTTCCTCGTCAGAGCAATCGAGCTTGATCGCCTCTTCGTCGATCCATTCGGCCGCCTTGTGGGCCAGCTGCCGCACGACAGCACCAGACGCGTCTTCTAGCCAGCGCCCGCCGATATAGCCGTGGAAAACCGACATGCGTCACATGGCGCACCTGGTCGCCATAGCGAGCCAGAAACCGACGCGCATTGCCGATGTCGGTCTCGGGCTCGACAGAGCATTCATCGGTCAGCTCTTCGGCGCTCAACTCAAGGGCCGGTTCTTCCGCTTCCGGCTCGGATACAGTCACAGGGTCCGGGTTTGCCGCATAGATGCCACGATGGGCAACCGCCTGGGCCATCATGTCGGCAACGAGATCCGGTATCGAATTCTTCTTGTCTGTCACGCCTGTTCGTCCCCGTTCATCGCAAGCGCCATGGCATCGGCGAAATCCATGCCATCAGGCGGCCAGACGACCTCGACCCTGCGGCTCCCTCCCATGGAGTGCCGTGCTGCGGCACGCGCCATGGCCGAAGCAGTTGCAACGATTTCGCTGTCGCCATCGGCGATCAGCACAACCTCGGTCACATGCTCGGGGATCACCATCGCCTCGCCCGCACTGTCAGGCTTGGGCACCGGCCCCTTGACGCGGACGGGCTTCACGCGGTCGCGCCTGTCGGTGACGGTCAGTGTGGGATGGTTGAAGTCGCTGTCCTTGTCGGCTGGCCCGGCCATGTTGCCGATATCGCCCGCCGCGAAGTAGAAGGTGTCGTCGCGAAACCCTTCGGGTCCGGCTATTGCAAGCGTCGTCTCGATCCCCTCGCCGCCCAGCCAACGAGACGCTGCGGGATCGCCTGCAACGGGGATCACGCCGCCCTTCTTGTGGCCGCGCATCTTCTTCGAGGAGATCCGTTCGAAATATCCGGCAGTGACCCAGTCCTCGCGCGGAGGTTTGTGCGCACCACCATCCTCGAGCTCGGAAAAACCGGCCTCGCGTCCCACCTTGGTCAGGCCCCAAAGCACCGGCCGACGCTTCGGCCTCACCGAGAGGTCGAGCCAGATCGTCTGGCTGCCAGTGATCTGGCGCGCACCGACATCGACGATCGGCACAACCAGCGCCGGACCGGAATAGAGCGCAAGGGCCCTGCCCGCCTCGTCCTGGCCGTGCCAGTAGGTGGCGCGGGGTGCATAGCGGATATGGTCGA